TCTTCCTGCAAATTCATTTCCAGCCAACGCTTGTTGCGCTGCAATGATATCTGGGACTCCATAGTAGTTATTCATTGGAGTATACTTTTTTAAATGTATAATTTCATTTGGTCTATCTTCTTGACCAGCAATTGGGCTAGGTGTTTCTAGGTCCCCAAAGTTTCTAAAGAAAACTGCCTTGCCATAAAGCAATTGAATAAATCCATCACGGAATCTACGTACACGCATTGTTTTAGCTGGTATATGGCCGATATAACCTATGTCTCCAGTGACTGTACGTCCTACCTCTATATAACCATTTCCTGTCGCCTCAAGGTCTGTGTAGGCCTTTATGAGGGTCTCTGTAAAAGACTCCTCTTCATTACAATCATCAAGCCATTTGTCTAGCTGTGTTTTAATTCTATCAATTTTTGCACGGGCTCTATCTAATTGCTTATCATCTGTAATTGCATCCATTGCATCTTTAGCTTTAGATGTCTCTGTAAACATGTATCCAAGCCCAACAATATTTGAAACCTTTGCATTAATTGCTGCGTAGTTATACGTTGAAACTTCATAAATTTTTGAAAGGTATTCTAGGTTATAAGTGGGCTCTACTAGATCAAATAATGCATACCCGCTAATTGCCTGCTGTAATAAATTCTGCTGTGTTGAAACTCCGCTTGTTCCAACAAATGCTTTTGAAAAGTCACGATTAATTTTACGTTTAAAGTTTGTTCCAAGGCCTCTTAACTTTTTAATTTCTTCTAAGCCAATTTTAAATGGATCATCTTGAGGCCCATCTAGCTTTTGAAAATGAAACCAGTCGGACGTATTTGATATATCAATTGTGGATACTGTATCAATTTCGTCTTCTATAGATTCTAGCCTTTTCATTTGACCTTACCATTTCTTAACATTGAGTCTTTATAAACACCAATATCCATAGGGTCTGGTGTTAGGCCCCACTTTAGTCTTTCGTTTTGATATTCAAATTCTTCGTCATCGATTTTTCTTCTGCCAGAAAGGAATTTAGGTTGGCCCTCATAAATACCGTATGAGCGAACCTCTCTAGCCAAAGCGTCCATTTTAGATCTGTTTCCTTTTTTGGATGTGACTGATAGGAAGTTGCCATCATCGTCTCCAATCCATCTGCCATCGGGCATTTCCCATACGTATATGCCTAGTGTAGTTTCTTCTAAAATTTGTGATTTCTGGTTTAAGATATTCATAGACCTTAATTGTACCATTATTTGATATTAAAGTCTAGGTTTTGTCCAAGACTTTGACAAGATTATACTGTTTTGACCACAACAAAGTCATAATCATATATGGGAGTACCAATTTCTGTCACGGTAATTGACTCATTTGATATGTTTTCGTAGTATGATCCAATATGCATTGCATAATGGGCAGATGGGCTTATTGCTATAGATGAGGGATACAAAGAAATGCCTTCATATTTAGCGGCTATGCCTTGATTATTGAATACAAGGTTATCTGAAGAAGGTGAGGTAAATATAGCAACAATATGGGATGGCTGATTCTTTGTTAAGTATGTCCATATATTGCTTGACCATGAGACCAGCGATCCATTTATATACAGGCTATCAAAACCAGATTTTGTTATGGTGCCAGCCTGATTCCAGGATATAAAGTTTGATCCTCTTGATACCAAAGATGCTGCATTTATTGTTTCTGGGGTATAGATCATTTCAATTGTCTTTGTTTCTTCTGTATCTGATATTGTAAATGAATTATTTCCGCCAGTCCTAATTCCAGATCTTTTATTTCTTGCTATCGCTGGGCTGGACTCAGAACCAATAGAAATGTTAGAAGAAGAAGATATGGTGGCAACTGAATTAGACGATGTTACCTCTAAAGTTCCATAAAGAGTTATATTTAATTTGTCTAACACAGGAGTATATTTAGATGAGTCTGCAGTTGAATATACAACCTTTAGGTAAATTAAATTAGAAGCATCTAAAGAGTTATATTGATATTGTGGTATAGGAAATCCATTTTGGCATTCAACATATGAGTTTGTTTCTCCTGTTGAGCTTGTGTATATAGATACTCCATTATCAGTCGACCATTCAATTTTTGAAGAAACAAAATCTAACATTATTGGTATTGATATTATATCTATAACTTCAGTTGTTATTGACTCTGGCGTATCTGTTTTAAAAATAGAAATTGTTTTATTTGATGGATTGTAATAAAGACTATCATTTTGCAATAGCTGTATATCTCTATTATATCCGTACTCGTATTTTAAACTTAATAAAGATGTACCGTCTATGTTTGAAAAGCACTTACCATTTTCTGGATCGGATATAGACACATAGCTTGGTATATTTGCCATACTATAGTGTGTAGTAATTGAATGACTTGATAGCTCATATCTATATACTGCTGGGGCATCAATAATCATGTAAGCGTCAGCCCCGCCTACAACTGTTCCAACTTGTGGACGGAAAGTAGAATTGGTAAAAACAAAATCTGACATATCATTTGTATCTATTAGTTGTCCATCTACATATAGACTCATATAGTTGTTTGTATATACGCCTACAATATGTAAGGATTTATATTTGTCTTTAACTAAATAATGTATTTTGTTTGATGTTCCTATAGAAAAGACTATTGAATTGTTTTGCCAATATATTCCTATGCTGTTTGTTTCATCTGCAAATATTGTGGCAGATGTGCACTCATTAATTTGTACCCAGCATTCTAATGTAAATGAAACATCTGAGCTATATTTATCTGCCAAGGCACCCTGTATGTAATTACCATATGGACTTTTTAGGTCAGATAGTGTTATCTTGTCTGTTCCGCTTATTTTTGTTCCAAGGACTCCGCCAGGAACAAGGGGCAGGTACCGATTTACTGGAGTAAAATTATATGAAGCATGATTTTGTGCACCAGAATAGTCATAGGCTATAGATCCAGAAGACTCGTCTAGAGTCCAAAATCCAATTGGATTGTCTTTTAATACAATGTTTTTATATAGCATATAACTATTGTATCACCTAGTCTGTTTTTTGCTTAGTCCAAAATCCTGGGGACATATACTTTATTCCAGAGAATATCTCTTTTGATTCGTGCAGGTATGGGTCTGCCGATGGGAAGATTATCATGCTTCCAGCTTCTGGCTTAATCATGGCATTATGGTTTGGGAAAGAAATTTCTCCACCTTCGTAATTATCATTTAAATAGGCTACTATAGAATAGTTTAAGTTTGTGTCCCCATCATTTTGATCTGCGTGTGGTCCCATCATTTGTCCAGTATTATATTTCTTTATATCAAACTCTTTAGATATATGTATTGGGTCAGTCACGTTATTATATTTCTGGTACTCAGATGCAACATGTATCATGCTAGACCTTATGCTATTATATATATAAAGCTCTTTTGGACTTAATGTTTTTTCTCTGCCATTAATATTTTTTTTGTATCCATATATATCATTTACATTATTACTTGAGGTCCAAGGAATCCATTTAGATATAATGCTATTATCGATTTCTTCGTCATCTTCTGTTTTTTCAATAAAATCTATCAGCCTGTTTGTCTCATAAATTGCATTCTTAAAATAAAAAATATTTTTTGCTAACTCTTGTGGCTCAAAATACAACTCAGTTCTCCTTATTCATCCAAAACCCAGGCACCATGTACTTATAACCACTCTTCACAAGATGGGCTGTGTGGCTATATGGCGGAGAAGAAGGAAAGATTAATATGCTTCCTGCTTCTGGCTTAATATAAAATGTTATCTTATCTTTATTTTTTTCGCTTTCAACATCTTCTGCTGGCCTGTCTTCCATATCAACAATACCGTCTTTAATTGTAAAAGATATTTCTCCACCAGTATAGTCATCATTTAGATAAGCAACAAGAGAATACTTTAATCTTAAATCTCCTTCTTGCTGGTCATAGTGAGCTCCCATAAATGTCCCAGGCTTATATTTGTTTATACCAATATATGGTGATAGGTTAACCTCTTCTTCAACGCCTTTATCTTTAGCAAAATCTTTACAAACATTTGTCATAGCGTTTACAATAATGTCTATTATAGCCTGTGCTTTTTCTTTAGAATCATTATTATTAATTTCAACCATATTGTCTATATTTAAATTTTTCTTTTCTCCATAGATATAACACTCTCCACTGCAAGCCTCCCAATGGTCCCAAGATGGAACTACTTTGGATATGCTTTCTTCACCCTCTGTGCTATTAATTAGCTCAATAAGTGCGGCTGGGTCAGCTATTGCATTTCTGTAATAGTAAACATTTTCGTGCAGTTTTTCTAGATTCATGATATCTCCTTGTTAATCTTTTAGTCTTTCTTTTTGATACGGTGGTGGCTCTTCCATAATTCCTTTAGATTTATTTTCTTGCCACAACTTTTGATCTTCGGCTTGTCTTATTCTTGCTTCAGCTATTTCTGTTTTCCATTTTTCTTTTGTTTCTTCAGAATATTCAGACTCTTCGTTATCCCAAAATGATCCGATTGTGTATCTTTCTCCATCTGTAATTATCTGGACTTCATGGATATTGTGGTGACCTCCAGAAAATGATGCTAACATGCCAGCTTTTGGCTTAATGCTTATATCGTGATCTCTGAACTTAAGTTCTCCGCCTTCAAAGTCACCATTTAAATAAAGAAATGATGCCCACTTAGACCTTTCAAAAGCATTGTACTCTGGGTCATCTAGAGGGCTATTATCAGAATGGTATCC